AAAGACTGGCACTACACGGACTACTGCGGACGTGTGCTTTACGGCGAGAAAGGCTCAAAGCGCGTACCGCACTCCTTCAATGGTTCCAGGGGAAGTGGAAGTTCCTTCACTACCCTCGGCAACACGCCATTGACAGGCCTCTTTGCATATATCTCGCTGCGCATCTCTGGCAAGGAACCAGAGGAGGCGTGGGCGAGCCTCGGCATATACTCCGGAGACGACGGAATCACTGCCGACCTCCCTCCAGCATCATGCGACCTCGCAGCCGAGTACTTGGGCTTCATCGTTAAGTCTACGACGAACACAAACTACATCGCCTTTCTCGGCCGCCATTACTTCGACCCAATCGGTGGAAGTCCCTCGAGTATCCAGTCACCACTGCGTACCCTCACAAAGCTGCACGCTACCCTCCTCAACATCGGTGAGTTCACCGCGGAAGAATGTATCATCATGAAGGCCATCTGTCTTCAGGTCACTGACAAGCACAGTGATTTCTTCGGCCCCTGGTCGGAAAAGGTTCTCCGCGATGCTCACGAGAAATACATACAGAATCTCAAAGCCAAGATCCTAAAGTATCCTGGTCTACACCCCTACTTTGCCATCACTGCACTCAAAACCGCAGCCACGTTTCACAACACTCCCGGCGATTATGAAGATCTTTTCGAGATCGAAATGCCAGGGTTTGATTGGAGCAAGTTCAACGCTTGGTTAGCAGACGGCGATTGCCCGTGTCCAACGCTCTGGGAACACCCCGAGACTGAAGACGAGGCTATGGAGGCTGTAGGCCCGGTAACTCTAGCGATGGGCGGAGTCGACGATCAGGCCAACATGGTCGAATATGGTCCGAAACCAAAGCCTAAAAAGGTCGGGGATACCAAGGAGAAATGTAATAAGGAGCCAGCTGCGGCTGTCAACAAACGGCAAGAACAAAAACCTAAGGAGAACAGGACAAAGGTCGTCTGCGACTGCAACCAATGCGACAAAGAACTGTATGACGGTCTCAAAGCAATGGGTTGGACCAGACCAAA